CTGCTTCTCTGGATAGCGGGCATGTCGCCCGTTAAGGGTACGCAATATCTAGTAAAGGTCGTGAGACCCTCCTATGATAGTGCGGACCACCCCAAGCGCATTACTGCGCTTTCTTTGTTTACGACACCGAGCCCCCCATTTAGGGGAAATAGGAGATCCTTGATGGATCTTTCTTTAACTCGCGAACCGAATAGATAATCGGTTAGGTCGTAAGCACTCTGAGTAGGCACTTTCTTGCTGTTACTCGCAAGTTTGTGAACCTGGTACTCAAGGCGCTGCAGCCGCGGATTCCACCGACTTTTAAGGTGGTCCGTTTGCAGTCCAAGAATACTTTGGAAACCGTCACCCACTTTCGTGAAAACGGTCTTCTCAGAGTCACGAATAGCTATAGTAGGGACCTTAAAGCCCCCGAGGTAGCCGCGCAGCCAATGAGCTGTGTGCCACATCCCACGTTTATAGAAGTTATTTGTTGCTTCTATCATGGACTGTGCTATATCGTGCGAAGGGTTAGGTGAAAACCTTTTAACTCGTGCCGGCGTCACATCGACGCCGTCATAAGCATCTAGGCCGCAACTCTCGCGAAACTTCCCTTTATGGAAAGTCTTGTTCGAGTTAACGCTCAGCTGTAGAAAGCCAAGTAGACACCTAAGCTTAGGTAGTGTGTTGGTCGGGATAACGATATCATCCCCAAAGACACGCACTTTACGTGCAGCTCTGGTGATACTCCATTTACTAACCTCACGACCCTCAGTGATGAGGACCGCGGCGATTGATATCATGGAGTAGACGACTGTCTGCACTGGAAATGTGCAGGCACTGCCTTGCGTGAAGCACTTCCTCAGCACTATGCTGGAGAAAGCGTCATTAATGGCATTACGCATCCACCGGGTTCTAGAAGCATGTATCCTGTCGAGCAAGGTTAAATTCGCTCTAAGGGCACGCTCTATAGTCCAGCAAGACAACCTATCTGAAGCCGATTTGAGGTCGACAGTAGCGATACTGCCGTCCCTGGACCCCTGAAGGGCCAGTGCACGATTCGGGTTCTGATCCCCAAAGGAGATGCAGTTCCGTAAAACCGTACTTTTCACTCGTGACTCAATTTGAGCGCGAATCAGCTGCTGTATCCATTGATGATAGTTGGGCTCCGAGCCGATGAGGCGCGGTCCTGACATAGTCTTTGGTACAGCGATAAGCTTAGAAGGGGCTTCGTAGTTTCGAAGAAATCCTTCTACGTTGTCGTTCTCGAAAGAGGCGGCGCCAAGATCGGACACCGCATATCTATCATAGGGAAATATCCGGTCGAGCTTACGTGGCCAGTCGGTGAAGTCAAATTTACTCTGACTCCTCCTAAGGTTGCTAACTCGGCCTTTCCCGTGTTGCGGACGTTCAGTGACTACTTCATCATCTCTTTCAAGATGGAAGTCACCAAATGACGATACGATGATGTCACAGACTCTTTGCAGAACTGTGGCATCCCCAACTCCGACTCCAGCATCCGCTGGGTCGAAACCGGGCAAGAAGACATCTTTTCCAGGACGGCGAATGCCGTCGCTGAAAGAGATAGCCCTAACATCAGAAGGATCCGCATACAGCGAATCTTCCGACCAAGCCAGAGTGGGCTTCTTGAGCTCGTTCTCGTTGGTGAGGAAGGTTTTAACTTCTTCATCTATGGCCTCCTGCTTGCATGGGTTCTTTAACTTTCCGAACCCTTCCAGCAGCTGACGTAAGTCAGCTATGGCGCTTGCGTTAGGCTCCGTCAACAACTTTCCATCAACGTCGAAGACCTGTAGGTACAGAGCACGGCAGAACGCCGGCACCTGCACCTTCCGACTGACACACCGCGAAAGCGGTAGGCCAGAAGGAATGTACGAGCCTTCTTCTAAGCACTTTTCAAGGTGCTTTCTGATGGCTGGAAAATCGATTGTGAGCAGTCGCTCTCCTCGATTACCCAGTTCGTGAAGTGAGCGGTTTAGATCCCGCTTCCAATCCACAATTGCACTACCATACGTAGGCCGCAAGTCTGTGAAGACCGCGGTAACGTATCCTTCAAGCGAGTGAACTAGTCTTTTCGTCATTACGAACCTTTCATGGTTACGGATGATTACTAGGCTAGTAGATCCCGACAACTTCACACGAGAAAGCGGTGAATAGCCGCCTTTCGGAACGCCGCGAGGCGTCCCTATCAAGTGGAGTGGGTTAGGCTAACGACGCGATGTCGTCAGCTGTCCCATGCGACCAGTGCATCGGCATTAGTCGTCATCCAGGCCGCCAAGGCCTGAGCGACGTTGCCGACGTCAGTGACCACGCTGCCCCGCAGGTTGCGGATATGCGTGTAGGACTGCGTAGACTTCATGAACCCGTTCTCGTCGGTAACCGTGACCAAAAGGTCAGCGATATGCCGTTCGTACTGGGTTTGTACAAGTCCAGAGGCCGAGGGGGCTGTTTTGGGTTTGCCTTCGTAGGCATTCCTAATTGTCATCCTTACCTCTGTTCCGGGCACCGTGGTGTTATCCATCCACGTTGATCCGAAATTGTCCTGGTTCTTCTTCTTCAAGGAGAACGCTTGAGCACCGATCGTAATAGTCTGAGGGTCTGCGAGCATGTTGCTTGCCTTTCACACACAAAAGCGAGGGATTCTTCAATCCACTCTAGTTGGGTTGCGCACCTGGTCTTTTGGCCAGTTATCTTTTGAACCTTACGAGGCTCATAAGCAGTGCGAGTAAGTTGGTAGCCTGCCCTTTGGTCATAATGCCAAAGGACAATAAGTCACCCGCGTCACTGATGGTAACGACTTTTCTGAGTTTCATCTCATAGATGACCTCACCATCAGAGATCGACTCGTGTCTGTCCCAAGGGTATCCCCCTGGGGCATCTACGATGCCGACAGTACCGGTGTTCACCGTGCGCTCACGCATGATACAAATGTCATGCGGGAGGACTTTATCAGTATCTTCTATAGCCTGCAGAGTATCCCCAACATTGAGGAAGTAATCTGCAAGCCACGAGAATGGAATCATCTCCCATATCGTGGAAGCATCTGGTTGCCTGAGATCCAAAACCAGCTTGATGGCCTCGTTAAAGGTTGCAAGCTTCGAAAGATCTACAGGGGAAGTCCTGTTAGGTACCCAACGTACACTACCCCAAACTTTGGTAGAGTACTTTGATTTGACAACTCCGTTCCAGGCGCCTTGTGCGTCTGAATGAATGGATGTGATGGTCTCCGGCCCGAAGGTCGAAGCCCGTGTCAGATTTACCTTACGACGCAAACCGCCTTTCATGACTAGCGAATTGAACTCCTTTATACGAGATTCAATAGCAGTCGTCAATTTGGCAAGAGTTCGAATATCGTTCTTCATAGCGTCCCATCCGAACACCTTGTTCAGATGGGCTGAGCCGATGAGAGCGAAGTAATTATTCGAAGCCAACTTGAGTAGAGAGGCGCCTTCCACTAGCTCTGCGACCATTACAGGTACGGAGACGGAGTAACGGAAAGGGTTAGACTTGGCCAGCAGCTCTGCTGTTAAGGCTTCAGTCGTGCCCTCCATATACTCCCACCCTAGTGGCGGTGATGAGGGAATCAAACCCGTTGGGGCGTAGCATGGCAGGTTAACGCCATGGTAATACGGTATACCCCACGGTACGAATATGAGCTTGTTCGAGAGGAACGGCGGTCGGATAAATACCTTCAGCAATTCCAAATCCGACGGGGGTGTTAATCCCGTTATCGGATCTTTCTTTTTCTCGATAAAGTCCCGACAGTACCAGTATTCAGTTCGGTACGGATAAGGACCTTTTGGAGTGAAATCCTCAGGGATTAATACATTACCCTGTGCACTCCAGCGCTCTCGTGTTCTGATTCTCTCTTTCATAGACTTATCCCCAGAAAGGGGTCCTGGATTGGAACGGTCTGAGGACCGCGAAGTGAGCCACAA